TAACTATGCTTCAGGTACAAATGATGCTTGGTTCTACTCTAATTGGAATCCTACGACAGGAAATAATTACACAGGTTATTCTTTCTATAGTGTAATTGCAAATACAAAAACAGGAGCAACTGCTGGTTCTTATACAGGTAATGTATCAGGTGTTTATTACACTTTTAGTGGAACTGCATATGAAGAGTATAATAACTTAGTTATTGCAACCCTTCGTTCAAGAGGTATATCAACTTATAGTAATACTAATGGTCCTGTTTACCAAGTATCAGGTACTAATGATGTTGCGTTAATTACTACAGGAGCTTATTCAGGAGTAAGTGAAAATCCATATCTAACATTTAAAGTTAGTGGTAATACAATTGATAATACTAATTTTGAATTTGAAACTTCTTTAAATGATAGCGATACTAGTTATATGAATAAAGTTTTTGGTAGAACTAACTTCTCAAAAGATAGAACTACAGTTCCTTTATTTGTTGAAGAAATTTACCCAACTTTATTATCTTACGCATATAGTCAAGGATATATAAGAGGTATTAGTTCAAATTTAATTTCTTTAAATAGTGCAAGAAGTGCATCTTCATCCTCAATAGGTAACTATACTGAAAGATACCAAACACCTGTTACTCCTTATGTTGTATCAGAATTAAGAGGTAATAAAGTTTATCAATTATTTAGATTTTTATCAATTTCTGATGGTAATGAAGCAAATACAGAAATTAAAGCATCAATCGCTAATATGTCATTTAATAATTTGACATTTGATATCATAGTTAGAGATTTTTATGACACAGATGCAAATCCAGTTGTTCTTGAGAAATTTACTAATTGTACTATGGACCCTAACGAAAATAGTTTCGTAGCTAAAAAGATAGGTTCTGCAGATGGAGAATACTCAATTAATTCTAAATTTATAATGGTTGAGGTTAACCCTGAGGCTCCAACAACGGCAATCCCTTGTGGTTTTGAAGGTTATAACACAAGACAATACTCAACTTACCCAACAAATTTACCACCATTTCCAATTTATAAAACTAAGTATGATTTTCCTGGTGAAATTATCAGTAATCCTCCATTTGGTTCAACTTCAGGAGATGACGCAATTGCATCTGCGGGTGATAACGTTAGAAGAACTTATTTAGGTTTTTCAACAAAAGTTGGTGTTGATAGTGATTTCTTACAATATAAAGGTAAGATTAATCCAGCAAATTTGTGTACCGCAACAGAATATGACCAATGGGGTGTAAGAACACAAGGTTTCCATATGGATAGTGGGGCTACAGTAATTACTATTGGAACTTCATTTACAACTTCAGGTGACCCAGCGTTTGATTGTGGTGTTGCATCATTCCAGTCAGAACCAACAACTGAGTCAAATCCTTACTACAGATTATATTCTCGTAAGTTTACATTGGTATTCCAAGGAGGATTTGATGGATGGGATATCTATAGAGAAAATCGTAGTAACCAAGACAGATTTGCGTTAGGAGGTTCAGGTTTCTTAAATGGAGCATGTTCTTCAACAAGATACCCAACCGCGGCAGGTAAATTGTTCAAAACTATAACTGTTGGTGACAATAGTTCAGATTGGGCAAATACTGACTATTACGCATATCTTTTAGGTATTAGTACTTTCTCAAATCCTGAGGCGGTTAATATCAACTTATTTGTAACTCCTGGTGTTGATTATCTTAACAATAGTGGAGTTGTGGAATATGCAATTGATATGGTTGAAAACGACAGAGCGGATTCATTGTATGTTACAACTACACCTGACTTTAATCTATATCAAACATCTACAGATTCAATTAATCTAATTTATCCACAAGAAGCGGTTGATAATTTGGAAACTGCAGGTTTAGACTCTAACTATACCGCAACTTACTACCCATGGGTATTGACTCGTGATACAGTTAATAATACACAAATTTATTTACCGGCAACTGCTGAGGTAACAAGAAATTTGGCATTAACTGATAACATCGCGTTTCCTTGGTTCGCAACTGCGGGTTACACAAGAGGTTTGGTAAATGCGGTTAAAGCACGTAAGAAGTTAACTCAAGAAGATAGAGATACTCTATACAAAGGTAGAATTAACCCAATCGCGACTTTCAACGACGTTGGAACTGTAATTTGGGGTAACAAAACTTTACAAGTTAGAGAGTCCGCATTAGACAGAATTAATGTAAGAAGATTGTTATTACAAGCACGTAAATTGATTTCTGCGGTGGCTGTAAGATTATTGTTTGAACAAAACGATGATATTGTAAGACAACAATTCTTAGATGCGGTTAACCCAATCTTAGATGCAATTAGAAGAGACAGAGGTTTGTATGACTTTAGAGTTGTTGTTCAAAACACTCCTGAAGACTTAGATAGAAACCAATTAATTGGTAAGATTTACATCAAACCAACAAAGGCTCTTGAATTTATTGACATTGAGTTCTTAATCACTCCAACAGGAGCATCATTTGAGAACATTTAATAACAACTAACTATAAAAACCCTCACGAAAGTGGGGGTTTTTAATTTATATAATATTTATTATTATGAGATTTTATATATCTGAAAAACAAGACGAAAAAAATACTCCCGATATGGTATATTGGGCATTTGATTGGGATGATAATATTATGATTATGCCCACTAAGATTGTCGTATTAGACTCAAATGGAAAAGAATTAGGAATGTCAACTGAAGATTGGGCTGAATACAAAGACATGGTTGGAAATGAAGATTTTGAATACAAGGGCCGTACTATTGTTGGTTTAGCCAATAATCCTTTTAGGTATTTTAGTACTGAACATGACAAAATGTTTACAATTGATGCTATGTTAGGTAAACCAGGTCCTGCTTGGGAAGATTTTAGAGATGCAATTAATGGAGGTTCAATATTTTCAATCATAACCGCTCGTGGTCATTCACCTTTAAAGATAAGAAGTACAATTGAAAAAATGATTGACGGTAATTTTAGAGGAATTTCAAAACAAGAGTTAGTTAAGAATTTAAGAAAATACAGAAACATTGCTGGTGAAGAAGATATGCCAGATGATGAATTGATTGACGCTTACATGGATATGAACAGATATTATCCTGTTACGTTTGAGAAGGGAACCGCACAGTCTCCGGCAAAATTAAAAAATGAAAAATTACGTGAATTTGAGAGTTATGTTAAATACATTTCAAACCAACTACATAAACCCTACAACATTAAAAATTTAATTTCAAATAAGTTTAATCCTGTTATATATTTTTCAGATGATGATGAAAGTAATTTGGAATATTCTTATGATAGAAATAAAAATAGACCAGATAGTATTATTAATTACGTAACTACAAAAGGAGGAGTTAAAAAACCTTATGGAAATAAGTAATAATTAACTGGATATATTGCAATTATCCCCAAAAAAAAACTAAAGTAAATAAAAAATATTTTTATTGATATATTTATAAATAAATAAAACGAAAAAAAATTAAATGATATGGCAGATTTGCTAATGAAAATGCCCGTACCTTACGAGCCAAAAAGACAGAATAGATTTATTCTAAGATTTCCGTCTTCGTTGGGTATTAACGAATGGTTCGTACAAGCAGCGTCAAGACCAACTATTACAATCGGTTCAACCCCAATTCCGTTTTTGAATACTGAAACATATGTTGCTGGAAAATTTAAGTGGAGCACTATACAAGTTACATTTATTGACCCAATTGGTCCTTCGGCATCACAAGCTTTGATGGAATGGGTTAGATTACATGCTGAATCTGTTACAGGTCGTATGGGTTATGCTGCAGGATATAAAAAGAATGTTGATTTGGAAATGCTTGACCCAACCGGTGTTGTTATTGAAAAATGGATTATGGAAGGATGTTTCATTACAAACGCGGGATTTGGTAGTTTAGGATATGCTAACGAAGGTTTGGTTAATATTCAGGTAACTTTACAACCTGATAGATGTATTTTAGTATACTAATATTACTTCATATAATAAAAATTTAAAAGTCCGAAAGGACTTTTTTTTATTTACAATTGTTTTTTTTTAATCTATTTTAATAATAAAAAAAATATGGACGCAAAACAAGCTGGACAATTAGACTTTAGTTTACCACACGATGTTGTTGAATTACCATCTAGAGGTATTTTTTATAAAACAAAGAAAAAATCACTTAAAGTTGGTTACTTAACTGCTAATGATGAGAATATTTTGGCGAACGCAAGAAAAAACGGAGGTCAAAACATTATCCAATCATTATTAAGAAGTAAAATTTACGAAAGTGAAATTAAACCTGAGGATTTACTTACTGGTGACGTTGAAGCGATTCTTATCTTTTTAAGAAATACTTCTTTTGGACCTGAATACACTTTTGAAGTTACGGATGACGACGGTAAGAAATTTGAAACTACCGTGACAATTGATGAATTAAACATCAGAAAGTCAGAATTCCAACCTAATGAGGATGGGACATTCACAACTATCTTACCAAAAACAGGACATACTGTTAAATTAAGACCCACTACTTTTGGAGATAATGTTGAACTTGAAAAAATGGAAGAAGCTTATCCAGTTGGGTTAGTCGCTCCAACAGTTACATGGAGATTAAATAAACTAATAGTTGAAGTTAATGGTGATAATAGTCCAGAAACTATTTCATCTTTAATACAAAATTTACCAATAATGGATTCAAAATATATCAGAAATTTTATTGATATTAATGAACCTAAATTAGACTTGTCAAGAGAAGTTTTTACCCCGTCAGGAAAAAGGAAGAAAGTGTTAGTTTCCTTTGGGGTTGACTTTTTTCGGCCTTTCTTCAGCTAATTTAGAAAACCATATTTACGAGTATTACATACTTGCACATTATCTAAGAACATCATATTCTGACTTTATGAGTATGCCAACTTATTTTAGAAAAACCCTAATCAATAAAGTCATAGAAAAAAATAAAAAAACTGAATAGGGTATTTATTAATAAATGAGAATATATGGCTGATGATGAAAACAAGAGTAGTAATTTTATCAAAAATTTAGGGGATGAGATTAAAAAATCCCTTTCTTTTGACGCCATAAACGAACAGGCTAAGACTTTATACAAAAGTGTAAATGAGGTCGCTAAGAGTATGGGTGTTGGTCGTGAAAACGCCTACGCCTTAACTGTTGAGCTTGGTGATGCTGAATCAAAAATAACCGCACTTGGAGGTTCGTTAAAAGATGCTGTGGACATACAAAAAGAGTTTATGTCCGTTACAAATCAGCAATCAATTTTATCTGCAAAAATATTAGAAGATGTTTATAAGACATCAAAATCATTAGGTGCGTCACAAGACTCTTTTATTAAATCATTTGAAGTTTTAGGTGGTTCCATTGAAAACTTTACAAGTAATATGGAACAAGTTAGTCAAATTGCTGCGTCATTTGGTGTTAACGCTAAAGCGGTATCAAGTGATGTTTTATCAAATATTGACTTATTAGATAATTACGATTTCTCAAATGGAGTTGAAGGTTTGGCTCAAATGGCTACGACTATGAGTCAAATGAAGTATACTTTAGGTGATGTTGAAAGAGTTACAAACGCGTTATTGGACCCGTCCAAAGCACTGAATTTTTCTCAGAAAATGGCAGCTCTCGGCTCTCAAAACAGAGAATTGACTGATAATCTTAACGTACAAATGATGGCGTTAGAGAATCCTGAAAAATTAATGAAAAACATTACTGAAGAATTTGCTAAATTTTATCAGAAACAGGAAGACGGAACGTACAAGTTATCAAAACAAGGTTTGTTGTTAATGGATGATTATGCAAACGCTTCGGGTATTAGTTCGGAAAAATTAAGGGCAGCGTCTAAAGAAATGTTGGAACTTAAAGACAAAATGGGTCAAATCAAGTTACCTACTTTAGAATCTGATGATGCGACTAAAAACTACATATCTCAATTATCAAACATAGGTAAAGATGGTAAGGCGGTAATCACTTTTGAAACTAAAGATGAGAGAGGGATGATTGAAAAAGTTACCAAAACATTAGACGAACTTACAACTAACGACGCTGAAATGTTAAAGATACAGATGGAGGAGCAGGCTAAGAAAACATCTGAGGAAAAAGTTATTGAACAAATGACACCTGAAGAAAGAGAAAAGGCGTTAAGAGACTCAATAAGTTCGGCAATTAAAAATGGATT